GTGTTCTTGTCGATTCTATTCAATGCAGATGTGGATGCTACTACTGTACAGATTACGAAGGATTCTATCCAAGACCTCGCAAAACAGTTATCAGTTGCATCTTTCCAACTCAAGTTTTCTGACCCCGTCAAGACTTTTGTGGGAACCAAAACATTCTTCCAGTTCAACCCAAGTCTGACCACATTGTCCGAGAACTCTATTAAAGATAATGTGAACAATACAATTAAACAGTATTTTGCAGATAACACTGGTAAGTTCGGACAGTCATATAGACGATCTAATATGTTATCATTGGTCGATGATGTAAGTCCTGCCATTCTATCTTCTCGTTCAGAGACATTTGTCCAGAGACGATTTACTCCTATTTTGACCAAGTTGGAAGATCAGACATTGCGGTTTGCTGTTGAACTGGCAACTCCCGATGATGTAAATCATATTATTACCTCTTCATCGTTTATGTTCAACAATAAGATTTGTATATTGAGAAATAAGTTAGGTTCAAATAAACTAGAAATATTCAATAACGAAGATTCGGTAGTTGTTGTGGACAATGTTGGTTCGTATACTGGGGACACTGTTTCTATTGTGGGTCTACAGATAGATAACTTTGTTGGTGCCGATGGATTCGTCAAGATAATTGCAAAACCTGCAAATGAGAGTGCATTATCTCCTCGAAGATCAGACATCCTAGAGATAGACCCAACACAAACAACTTCATCTGTGGTTGAGATTGACACTGGAGTTACTAACTAATGCCTCACACTAAGAAGGATTTAACACTAACAGATATTAATCGAAGGGAACTTGGTGGATTTACTACTCATACAGTAGATAGTATTCTTCCGGGATTCTTCCAAGACGAGTATCCTAAACTTGTTAGTCTATTGAAGCATTATTATGATTTTCAGCATACGGATGATTCTCCTGCCAAGATGATTCACGACTTATTTTTAAATCGAGACATCACGCAGACAGACTTAGAATTATTATCATACATCGAAGATGAACTTCTGTTAGGGCAATCTTACTTTGAGGGGTTCAAAGATAAAAGAGCAGCGGCAAAATATTCTAACCAATTGTATCGTGCAAAGGGAACCAAGTTTTCTATTGAACAGTTTTTTAGAATCTTCTTTGGTGTTGACCCCGATATAATCTATACCAAAGAAAATGTATTCAAGGTCGGGGAAGAGAAATCTACTATTGGTGATGAGAACCAGAAATACCTTACCGATAATAAATTATATCAGACATTTGCACTGCTTGTCAAGACAGATATTTCTTTCAAGGAATGGAAAGAACCCTATAAGTTGTTTGCCCATCCCGCAGGAATGTTTATTGGATCGGAAGTTCAAATTGTATCGGCAGTAGAAGATGCTCTGACTGCTCCATTGGTCGTGATTGAACCACCACCACCTCTTGCGGTTCATGCGACAGCATCATTCGGAGACTTTACTAATACGGATATGACAGCACTTGTAGATGACGAATATATAGATTCAGCAGGGGTTCTAAGCAGAATTAGACCAGAACTGATTTCTCTGGAAACTTTCTCGTTAGAAGAAATACAAACTATCGAGAATCAGTACTCATCTTTGAGAGAGGCACAGATCGCAGGGTCTCCAACATTCGATGATTCAGATCAATTCCAGACTAATGGTATGGACTTGAGTAATAACTTTGCATTCGAGACAATGGATCAAGAACAGCATCAGTGGTTCAGTGGAGACTCTGATCAATATGTGAAAAGTTTCACATTATAACTTACAAACTCTTATAAATAGTAAGAACAACAGGACTATGAAATGGCACGACAGACACTAAACAGAGGCACAGTAGCAAACGATGGTACAGGTGATACCCTACGAACTGCCGCGCAAAAAATCAATGAAAACTTCACCGAATTATATACTGCCATTGGTGGTGATAGTGCGACTGCGACAGTAACATTAACTGCTCAAGGGGTAGTGTTTGAAGGTCAGTCACCAGATGTACACGAGACTACCCTTATTGCGGTAGAACCTACTGCTGATAATTCGATTTTCTTACCCAACGATACTGGTACCATAGTACTAGATTCTGATACTCAGACATTGTCCAACAAGACGATTCTTGTTCCCACAATGACAACTCCAAAGATTCGAGATGCTGATGCCAGTCATACCTATAATATAACAGTAGGTAATATCTCTGCGAATCGCAACATTGCCCTTCCCCCATTGGGTGCGGGTGATACCTTTGTATTTGAGAATCATACTCAGACATTGACTAATAAGACACTAGACGCACCGACACTGAATAAAGTAAAGATTGGTGGTATTTCTGGTGGTGCGGTATTATTGGATAGTGCCAGTAATGAACACATCAAGTTCGTTACCACTGGTAGTGCGGTCAACAACATTACGGTCAAAAATGCCTCTACAGGTAATTCACCTATTATCAATGTAGAGGGTACTGATGCTAATATATCTCTTGAACTCTCCGCAAAGGGTACAGGTGGTATTGAAATTAAAAACAAACTGGTTCTTGAAAAAGGAACTGATATTGCATCAACCACTGCGGTTGATCTGACTGAACCCCTAACAATTTTCAACTCAGGTAGCACAATCAGTCCTACCCTTGCAGATGGAACTATACAGGGTGAAGTACAATACTTCTCTAATATTGGAGCAGGAACTGTAAAACTACAGAATACTGGTGTAAATATTCAAGGCACTGATTCTGCGGGTGGTTATTTACAGTTCGATCAGGGAGATGGTTGTATCTTAGTGTGGAACACTACAGTTAGTAAGTGGTTCTTAGTGTCCAACAACGGTGTAGTCACATACTAAATTTAAACAGTAGAATAGAATAATAGGAACAACATAATGGCAATTTTAACAAATCCAATTAAAAAGCAAGTAATTCAAGACTTGAAGACCGATATGGATTCTTCTGGTACTCACTACTATGCAGTAATTGGTCGTTCTGTGCAGTGGGACTCAGCAGATACAGTACCTACCGCAGTCAACTCTGCACGAGAAGAAAGAAACTTTCGTCTCAGTTTGCAGTCTGCGAAGAAGGTTGCTGACCTGACTTTCTGTGTGCCAAGATATAACTGGTCATCGGGTGCAATCTATTCTGCATATGATGATTCACAGGTTGGGTATCCTACTCAGACATACTATGTGATGAATGATGAAAACCAAGTATATCTGTGTATTCAACGAGGAACTAACCTTGCAGGACAAGCACAGGTATCAACAGTTCAACCAACAGGTGGTACCGATGGTGTTCCTTTCGATACTGCGGATGGTTACATCTGGAAGTTCTTGTATTCTATTGGTGCGGCAGATGCTACTAAGTTTATGTCTGCCAACTATATTCCAGTAAAACTACAGGGAGCAACAGATGGTTCATCAACAGCATCCGAAGTAGAGCAACTGGCAATTCAGAACGCTGCAACTGTGGGACAGATCATCGGTTATGCGGTTGACTCAGGTGGTGCAGGATATACCGATACCCCAACAATCACGATTGCAGGTAATGGTACCTTGGCAAAGGCAGGGGCAACGGTCTCTGGTGGTCAGGTATCCAAGGTAACTCTGATTGATAGTTCAGGTACATTGATGTTTGGATCGGGATATAACTATGCCACTGTATCGGTAACAGGTGGTGGTTCACCAACAAAACCTGCAAAAGTTCGTGCTATTTTAGGTTCACCATTAGGACTAGGTGGTGATCCGAGGGATGATCTCCGTTCTACTGCCATCATGTTAAACACTAAACCTGTTGGTGACGAGTCAACAGACTTTATTGTTGGTAATGACTTCCGTCAGGTTGGTATAATGAAGAATCCTTTGATTGGAGGATATGATAGTGCCGGAGCATTGTTCACAGACACTACTGCCATTGCATTGAAGAAACTAAACTTTGCTTCTGTAACCAGTGGATTTGTTGCAGATGAACTTATTACTGGTGCTATATCTGGTGCCAAAGCATATGTTGACAAGGTGGGAACAAACGAGTTACATTATCACCAGACCGAAGATACTGGATTCACTGCATTCAACTCAGGGGAACAAGTTACCTCTACCGCAGGAAGTGGTACAACTGCCGCGAGTAATCATATTACTACTCCCGAAATTGACATCATGTCTGGAGAAGTGCTATATATTGATAATCGTGCAAAAGTGGCACGAGCAAGTGACCAAACCGAAGATATTAAACTCGTAATTCAAATTTAGGATAAGCGATAATGCCAAAGACATTTACATCCAGTGTATTCTCCTCCTCTTACAAGGATGATTTTGTAGATAGTGATAACTATCACAGAATCCTCTTTAATAGTGGTCGTGCTCTGCAAGCAAGGGAACTCAATCAGTTACAAACTATTATCCAAGAGGAAATAGGAAGATTTGGTAGAAACATTTTCAAGGAAGGTGGTGCCGTAAATCCCGGTGAACCAATGATCCATGAGGTTGAGTTTGTCAAGTTGAATACAGGAGCAGTAGATAACGAACTTCCTGCTGATACAACTACTCTAGTCGGAACAACCTTTACTGGTGCTACTTCAAATGTTGAAGCAAGGGTAATAGAAGTTATTCCTGCCGAAAATGGTGACCCTGCTACATTGTTTGTTCAGTATACAAACAGTGCGAATGCTGTGGCAAATGTAAATGGTATTCGTTTCTTCCCAGACGAAATCATCAATAACACCGTAATAGATTTAAAAGTGGCATCCACTGTTGGTACTGATCTCCCTACTGGTCGTGGTTGTAAGGTTGCGAATGGTACAGGGGACTTCTTTACTCGTGGGCATTTTGTATTTGCAAAGGGTCAGTCAATTGTCCTTTCCAAATATAACAGATACCCAACTGCGACTGTTGGTTTTAAAATAACAGAAGACATTATAACTACCGCAGACACCGATGCCTTATATGATAACCAAGGGGCAACTCCAAACTTATCCAGTCCCGGTGCAGATCGTTATCGTATCCAACTCACTCTTATTGACAAAGCAAATATTGCCTCTGACGAAAACTTTGTATACTACTGTGATGTGGTCGATGGTAAAGTTGTTGACCAAGTAACTGGTACTGACGATTACAATGCTCCCAGTGAATTGGTTGCTACAAGAACTAAAGAAGAGTCTGGTGACTATGTTGTAGAACCTTTCACCGTTGACTTCACTGATTCTGATGCCACACTTACTGCCACAGTATCAAAAGGTGTTGCATATGTGAATGGTTATCGTGGTGATACCGAGAAACCTAGAGCACTTAACATCACAAAATCTCGTACAACTGCAACAGTTAATAATCAATTTACTGGTATTGCCTATGGGCAGTACTTTATAGTTGCAGGAGCAACTTTCAAGGGATTACTTGACACTCGAACCTATGCTACAATAAACTTATCGTCACACGCAACCAATCCATCAGGTGATGTGATTGGTACTGCACGAGTTCGGTATGTCGAAGAAGATGGTTCAAACTACCGAGTTTACCTGTTCGACATCAAGATGACCACTGGTAATATTAGAGCAATCAGGTCTATTGGTACCAACGCAACCAATCGTGGTATTCCTGTTCTTGAAGGTAGTCAGGCAGTACTGAAAGAAGTTCGCAGTACAAACATGATGTTCGGAATACCGAATCCTCGACCCAAAGTATTGACCGATATTTCTTACGAAGTTCAACGAATCTTCACTGGTACTGCGAGTGGTACAAACCTTGCATTCACTTTGACAACTTCTGGAGAAGCATTCTCTAATACCTCACAGTGGATTGTTTGTGATGCGGATGGTGATGTTGTATCTAGTCCGACTATCACATTGAGTGGTACAGGTAACATTACTGCGACCATTTCATCTTTAGCAAACGAAGCACACACTGTCTATGCCAAAGTAAGTAAAGGCAACCCGACTGTTCGTCTGAAAAACCTTACAGATGCAACTGCCACTACCTCAATAACTACTGATGGCACTGTTAAATATGTTGATCTAGGTGTGACTGACATCGTTAGTGTCTCGGAAGTAAAACTAGGTAGTTCTAGTGGTGCTGATATTTCTCACCTCTTTACCTTAGACAATGGACAACGAGCAGGATTTTATGGTCTGGGTCGTATGGTACTTGAGACTGGTGCAACAGCACCGATTGGAAATGTCTATGTGGCATTCAAACACTTCACTCATGGTACAGGGGACTTCTTTTCTGTAACTTCTTACAGTGGTCAGGTTGATTACGAAGACATTCCTAGTTTCCAAACTGGAGTAAACACTTCTGTAAACCTACGAGATGTGATTGACTTCCGTAACAGTGTGAATGCTAGTAATGCATTTGTCGCTGCCTCTTCAACCGAGATTCCCACTAATGGTGATACTGTTCAGGCAGATATTGAATACTATCTACCTCGTTCTGATAAAATTGTTGTTAGTACCCAAGGTGAGGTAAAACATATTCAAGGTGAGGCAGGATTCAATTCACAGATTCCCGCAACTCCCGAAAACACTTTGGCAT